TTGCGTCAAATTTTTGTAAAGTATCTGTATTATAATTTGTTATAGTAGTTGTAATTTCTGATTTTAAAGTATCAGCTGATTTGATTGTAGATTTAGAATCGTATTTAACAGTTGAAGTTAATAGTACCGAAGTTGTTTCGGGGTCCACAATTTGTGGAGCAACAGCAGCCACATTATATGGTTTTAATTTATTTACTATATCTGATTTAGTTGTTTCGGTTAAAGTTGAACCTGAAGCTGCCTTAATACCAATTTTAACAATTCCATATCTTGGCGTTTCATCATCTTCTCCACCCCAAGCACTAACTGATAATGCATTTGGATAAATTGATTTAACTAAAGTTTCATAGTCAGTTGTTGTAACTGCTCTATCTTGAGCACCATATTGTAAAGGTGCATTGTGTCTAACTGATTCATCTGTTTCTCCCTCAGAACCACCTTGTGAACTTGATACAGTTGAAATTGTAACATCTGAATATCCACCAATTGTTCCTGATAAAGAAAATGAACTTGCACTATTAGATAATGTTTTATTTGTAACAATATATTCCATTATTACAATATTACCATCTGCTAATGATTTACCATTTACACCATCACCAAAATAAACTTCATATTTACTATCTTGACCTTCTTGTATAAAATAAACTTTTGATGTATCTGTTACATTATTATAACCACCTGCTAATGAATAAGTATCTGTTGTTGAATCAGAAGAACTGTTTTGAACTTTAACTAATAAAGTTGATGTATCTGCGTTTGCACTTGGTATAATAAATTTTTGGTCAACATCTGTACTATCAACTGTATATTTAAATGTAACTAAAGAACCTTCATATATTGGAACACTAGAAAATTTATAAACACCACTTGCTGGTGTAATTGTAGTATCAACATTGGTTACATATTGATAAGATGTATCATCAACCTTTGTTGTAAACACCGTACCTTTTACCATTGTAACACTACCGCCACTAGCATTATTTAAAGTAATATCAATTGAGGCCATAGGTGCTCTTGGAGATGATGGTGTATAACCAATCATCTTTGCTAATGACACAATATTATTTCTTATGTCAGCACTATCTAAGTATGTTTCGTTTGTGGCCATATTTGCCAAATAGGCAAGATAGTGTGTGTTGTAAGATAAAATATCTAAAAGAATATTTAATGAACTACCCTCAAAATCATAATCCTGAAACTGTGATTGCCCTTGTAAAAAGGATTTTAGGTTTAATTTGATTGCGTCAAAATCGTAATCTGAAACTACTAATTTATTGGACATTTATTATCTTACCCTCTGTAAAAATGTTGATACCACTTGTGGACCTGGAACACCAATAACATAAAAGTAAATATCAACAACTAATCTATTACCATCTTGGTCATCATCAACAGCAACATTTTGTAAAGATATTCTAGGTTCATAATTCTCTAATACTTCTTCTATCTTTCTTTGTAAAAAGATTCTGGTCATAGGTGTAAAATTTTCAAATAATAACTCTCTTACACCACAACCTAATTCTGGATGAAAAGGTCTGTCATAAAAATTAGTTTGAACTAAATTTTTAACTGCTCTTTTAATAGCTACAACATCTTCAACTATGTTAACATCATTAGTTACAATATTTCTACTAAAATCTAGGTCTATATCCCTAAACTTTCTGGAATTTCTTGTGCTTTTACTTTGAAGTTGTGAGTCGTATGCCATAACGGTAATATTTATACGATTTCATTAGCCATTTGCAAAAACATTTGGCGAACCTTGAATTAAAGCGCCTGAGTCTGTACTATCATCTATTCTAGCAATTGCTAAACTATGAACATATACATTTGGAGAACCAACATTAACAACCTTAACATGGTCTGGACATGGTGGGTTTGGAGGTGCTGGGTGTGGTACCGTTGGGTCGGTAACTCTTGCTATTAAAATACTATTAGCGTAACAACTACCTTGACCAGGTGTGTCTAAAGTTGTTGTATCTACACACACATGACCTGTTGTAGTTGTATCACCTTTTCTACTTACTGCTGGCATTACTTAATTTCTACTTTTCCGCCAGCTGCTTCAACTTCAGCCTTGATTTTTTCTGCTTCTGACTTTTCAATATCTGATTTTAACTCACCAGGAGCTTCTGTACATTCTTCAACAAAATTCTTAGCTTCTAATAACCCCATATCTTTTAATCCTCTAACAGCTTTAATGACACCGATTTTCTTACCTGCGTCAAATCCAATTAAACTAACTTTAACCGTAGCATTTTCATCTTTTACTTCCGGAACAGGCTGAACACCTGCTGTTAATTCATCTAAATTAAGATTCCAAGCTTTTTCTAACTTCTTGGATAATTCTCCTGCTTCTACTACTGTTAATTTACCTAATTGTTCTACCAATGTATCAATATTACTCACTATCTACCTAATTTCTTTTCACGACCTAGTGGTAGTTTTTGCCATTTAGTCATTTCTTGACCTTTTTTGCTTAACCACTCAATATAGACCATTTTTTGTTTCACTTTATTTTGAAAAGACTTAACAGCCTTCTTAAAAGAGCTTGTTGTTATACTTTCTACTTCTTTGTCATCTTTCAAAAACTTAAATTCACGCATTTTACTCATTTATTCCTCTTTCGTACATTTATCACATCTACAATACTTGCAAACTTCCCATTCGTATGTTTCGCCTGTTAATCCGTCTTCGGCATTTTCAGTTATTCGCTCTCCACAATGACTTGTACGACCACAATTATTACAATATGACATATTTTTTATATTTTCCTTTTTACTATATTTATATTAGTAATTACAGCGTAACATTGCTTGCCGGAGCTCAATATTTTTTATATCATCCATAGAATCCATCGCCGATTCGCCGATTCGCTCCCAATCCGGGTTAAATTTGCAATCCTGAACAGTCCTAGAGCTACAATTTGTTAATGAGAACAAAATAAGAACAAATATGAGCGAAAACAGTTGATTTATATGAATTTTTTTTAACATTTTTTTAAAAAAACGCTTGCTTTTAGCTTGGAATTAGTGTATAATATTTATATTAATGATTAATAATGAAAGGAAAAACACTATGAATACTTTTTTTAGTATTACAACTATACTTTCTGCTATAATGGCAGTTGGTTTCATTGAAGATTGTGGTGGTCATTGTTTAGGCAATGATAACTGGCCAATGTTCTTTGTAATGTTTGGAATTATGTTAATTTCAGGCGTTTTATCAATATACACTATGGAGAAAAACAATAATGAGATATAATAAGTCACTACCTAAAGACAGAAAAAGAAAAGTCTTTGAAAAAGTTGTAAATCCGTTACTAATTAAATACTTGGTTTCACCTTGGATTAAATTACCTAATGGAAAGACAGTTACTAATACAACAACTTGTATAGCTGCGAATATTCCAATTAAATATTTGAGTTATTTCAAAGAAGTATCTGCTTCAAGAAGAGCAAAAAATGTGAGATACAGATATAGAGGCGTTTCAAAGCCTGGATATGCTAGACCTCAATCATTTTGCCATATGCATGGCGCTGATACATTTAGTTTATACTATCGTTAGATAGAAAAACTAGTACCACAACCACAAGAAGATTTTGCTTTGGGGTTGTGAAACACAAAATTAGCCCCAAATATATCTTTCTTGTAATTCAATTCCATACCCATAATGTATAATTCAAACATTTGGTCAACTAACAACATATCATCAACAATCAAATCTGTATCATTTGGACTATCTTCAAAAGTCCAATCATAACCAAACCCAGCACAACCACCACCCTTTACGGATAGCCTAACATATTTCTTGTTATGTTGTTCTTTTAATTCGTTTATGTGGGCTTTTGCCCCATCTAATATCTTAATCATTCTAATACATTTGGATAATACGGTGTATATCCACCAGCAGCTGCTTGTTCATCATCTTCACCAATAATAGATTGTACTTCTGGTACATAATGTTTAAGCATTCCTTCTACACTATTTTGTAAAGTAATTTTTGACATTGCACAACCAGAACAACTACCTGCCATTTGTAGTTTTACTACACCTTCCTCAAAAGACATAAAATTAATTGTACCACCATGTTGTGCTACTGCTGGTTTAACCTTGTCCTCTAAAACCATTTTTATATCTTTTGAAATTTCTTCGTTAGTTCTTTCCATTTGGAATTACTTTATCCGTTATCTTATATCCAGATTTTATTAAATCCTTCATATAGTTGGTTGCTCTGGCAATACCACCTTCCATACCGTCATAATAGATTACAAAACCTAAATCGGTATTTTTTGGTGGCCATGCACTAAAGCCTCTTACATTTTTTATATTCACTTAAATATATATACTAAAATATTAAAGCGCCTAATATAAAAACAATTACTCCGCCAACAACACATTTTTTATGGTTTGCCCAAATGTGGTCTAGTTTAGCTATTAAATCGTTAAACATTATTTCTCCTTTAATCTGTAATAGGGTCATGCGTTATAACAGACATTTGTTCTAGTCTAGTTTTAGCATTATCTATTGTTAACTTTTCCTTGGTTGATACATCATAATGTACTTCGTCTTCCCAATCATTATTGATATAAATTTGTCCTAAATTTCTATCTAATACAGTTGCTACCAAATGAACTCTTTTAATTTCACTACCATTAAAAAAATTATGGTATTCCCTATTGTCAGTTAGGTAA